GCGCCTTCGTGCCGCCGGGTCTAAGTGGACTGCTCGCAGCGGCTCCCCGGCGATAGAGAACAATCCTTTGGGTGTTGTGCCGGTGATTCCGGTTGTCAACAACCCGGCGATGCTGCCGAGCTACCCGCCGGGAAGTCTCCTCGCTTCGCCGCATAATCTCCCCGAAGCTTCTATTGGCCTGGGCCGCTCTGATCTGGCCGATGTGATCAGCACTCAGGATCAGATCAACAAGCTTCTTTGCGACCTGATGGTTGCGTCGGAGGTCAGCGCGTTTCGTCAGCGTTGGGCTACCGGCTTAGAGATCCCGTTTGACGAAGTTACGGGCGAGCCGATTCAGCCGTTCGAACACGCCGTTAACCGGCTTTGGGTCAGCCCTGACGTTGACACCAAGTTTGGCGAGTTTGCCGCGAACGACCTTTCGAACTACACGCGAGCGATCGAGTCGCGCATTCAGTCCCTTGCGGCCCGTACGCGCACCCCGCCGCATTACCTTCTTGGTTCGATCGTCAATGCTTCCGGTGATGCCCTGAAGGCCGCTGAGTCGGGTCTTGCGAACCGCGTCAGAGACAAGCAGCGCAGTTACGGCGAAGCAATCGAACAGGCTATGCGGCTTGCTTTCGCGGTTGAGGGTGATTTTGAGAAGGCGAACTCCCCGATGGCTGAAGTGGAGTGGAAGAATCCGGAGACGCGCTCTGAAAGCGAGTACGTCGATTCGCTTGTGAAGAAACTCGCGTTTGGGGTGCCGCAGGAACAGCTTTGGGCTGACGCTGGGTACTCGCCGCAGGAGATCAGCCGTTTCAAGTCGATGTTGCGTGAGCAGGCGCTTGAAATGGGCTTGTTTGATACCGGTCAGGGTCTACCTCTCGATGTAACGCAGCCTGAAGATGCCGGTCAATGAGTCTTCGCTTTTCATAACTGATCAGTACCGCGACAGGGCAGGGCTGATCAGCGAGGAAGGCGGGGCGCAGATCGAGTCGGGCTTTGAAGAGCTTGTTTCCTGGACGGATATTGACGGCGGCTTTGACCGGTTCGCGATTTTTGCTGCCGCTTCGATTGGTGGGTTCCAGGCCCAGCAAACAATTCTTGCTGACTCGTATCTCGCGTCGTACGTCACAAACGAGTTGGGGACTAGGGTTGCGCCGCAGGGGATCAGTACCGCGAACTATTCGCTGACTGATCAGTTCGGACGGTCGATCAGAAGGGCGCTTGAACCGGCGGTTTACACGTTCAAGCTGGGGATCCTGAAGAACGTCGCGGTTCCGATTGCTCAGAAGCTTGGTTCGGCTAGGGCGCGTCGGATCGCTACGACGATGATCGCGCACTCCGGACGCGAGGCGATGAAAGACCTGATGGTTGCCTCCCCCTATATCGAGGGTTGGATCCGGGTTCCTCGCGCTTCAGCTTGCGGGGCTTGCCTTGCGTTGTCAGATGGCCGCGTTCACGAGCCGGAAGAGGCGTTCCGGGGCCACCCTAACTGCCATTGTGTCCAAGAGCCGGTTCTTGTTGGTGATCGCGGCTCGATCAGTCGCCCGACCGGAAAAGAAATCTTCGATCAGAAGACAAAAGCGGAGCAGGACGCGCTTTTTGAGGGTCGCGGCGGGGAACGCAAAGCTGACCTGATTCGTGGCGGCCTTCCGCTTTCGGAGCTTGTCAACGAACTTCCTATGAAGCTTGGTGGCGCTCCGATGGTCAGCGAAAAGCCTTTGACGGATCTCATTTCGTCTTAACGCAAACGTTCGGCGTTTAACGAGCGGTTATCACGCCCCCTGGGGTGGAAAGGGTACGTATGGAAGAGAATACGGAGCAGGTTCAGGAAGCCGTCAGCGAGGAGACGGCCCCGGAGTCGAAGGTCTATATGACTCAGGAAGAGGTCGATCGGGTTGTGGCGCAGAGGCTCGCTCGTGACCGTAAGGAAGTAGAGCAGAAGCTTTCCGCTTTTGATGAAATGAAAGCGAAGGCCGAGCAGTTCGATGAACTTCAGGCCGAGCAGAAAACAGAGCTTGAAAAGCTGATTGAGCGCGCCGAAAAGGCCGAGCGTGAGCGCGAGGAGATCGCGAAGCGTGCTGATCAGCAGGCGATCAGAAGCGCTCTGGTTGCGGAGGCGTCTCGTCAGGGGGCAATTGACCCCGACGACGTTGTTGCGCTTCTTGCGTCTGAGACTTTCACGATCGACCCGGAGACCGGGAAGGTTGAGGACGCAGACGAGCGAGTGAAAGCGCTTGTGGAGAGCAAGCCGCACCTGTTCGGTTCGCGGACTCCGCAACCGGCGGATCAGGGCGTTAGGGCGACTGCTCCGAACGAGTCGCTGGATCCCGCCGCCGAGCTTGGAGCGAAGATTCTCAAAGCCGCCCGTAAGTAGTGCGCGTTCTTGTCCTGGGCGCTGGGGGACCGGCTGGGATCAACTTCACGCGAGCGATCTACGAAATGGGTCACGAAACCGTTGCGGTTGACGTTGACCCGGTAGCTATTCAGGTAGCTAGGGGTAGGTTTCGCGAGCTTGTGGACCCGGATCGTCCGGTTGAGGTCTTGAATGATCTGATCGACCGGTACGACGTTGGGTTTGTTCACGCGCAGCCCGACCCGGAGGTTCAGTACCTCTCCCGTCACGCGCACGAGTTGAACGCGCCGACAATGCTCCCGGATCGGGCGGCGTTGTTTGTGGCGCAGGACAAGTATCGAACCGCGATTGTTGCTGGGACTGACGCGCCGGAGACAAGGCTTGTCTCGGAAGATCAGCCGATTGGTGAGGTCATAGACGAGTTGGGCGGCGATTGTTGGCTTCGGTTGCGGTCAGGGGCGGGTTCCTCTGGCGCTCTTCCCGTTTCTGATGCTGGGATCGCTCAGGCGTGGATTGACCACCATCGAGACCGGTTCGGAATTGAGCCGGAGGAGTGGGTTATCAGCGAGCGTCTGCCCGGTAAGGACTTGTCTTACACGGGGGTTTGGCGCGACGGGAAACTGCTCGCGTTTGGAATGAAGGAGCGTTTGCGGCTTCACGGCGCTTCTCGTAACCCGGCGAGGGTCGCTTCGACTGCGAATCTTCAGGTAACGGTTGACCGGCTCGATGTTCGCAACGTTGTTTACCGGGTTGTTGAGGCTTTGCCTGGGAGCGCTAACGGCGTGCTGATGTTCGATTTGCGCGAGGACCGCAACGGCGTTCCGAAGCTAACGGAGATCAACGCTGGCCGGTTTGGGACCACGAGTTATCACTTTGCGAGTACCGGCGTAAATCTTCCTGCGGTGCTAGTTGAGGCGGCTCGTGGGGAGCCTATGAGCGGGCCGCGAGTTGTGCCGAGTGATGTTGCTTGGTATCGCGAACTTGATTCGGGTTCACAAGTCGTTTCGCTATGAGGATTGTCGCCTTGCTCTCGTTTTACGACGAGACAGACGAAATGCTCAGGGAGTCGATCGGCAGTCTTCAGGGGTTCGCTGACGCGCTCGTGGCGGTCGATGGTGCCTACAAGCTTTATCCCGGCGGCAAGCCCTCTAGCGGTGAGCGCAGTCACGACGTTATTCGCGACGTCTGTCAGGAAATTGGGATTGAACTCAACCTTTACGTTCCGGAAACCGTTTGGGTTGGTGGGGAGGTTGAGAAGCGAGAGAAGATGTTTCGCTACGGCGAAAGACTCGCGTCGAACAAGGCTGGGGATTGGTTTTTCATTCTGGACGGTGACTTTGTTATCACCGACCACCTGGGCGCGAGAGAAGCCCTGAAGGACGTTCGCGAAAGCGTCGCGTGCGTCACGCTGGACAATACGACGGGTATCAGCCTTCACCCGCTGCTATTTCGCCCCTACAGGGGCATTGAGGTTGGTCCGGCGCACCACCATTGGAAACTTCGCGACGGGCGTTGGCTTTGGCACCCGCTACACGGAATGCCTAAAGCTGACCTGAGTCAGAAGATCATCGTTGAACATCGTCAAAAGGACCGGCCCCAGGGTCGGGCTGACGCTGCTCTCGCGTATTACGCGACCCGTGACCGGGCGGGAATCGAAGAACCGGGTCCACGTTCTCTCAGTAGGAAAGAGCGGCTGAACAAACGCCGGGAACGGCGGCTACGAGCGCAAAAGCGCTCAATTTAGTTAACCGAAAACTGCTAAGGAGCAGATATTACCTATGGCTAATCAGATCCCCTTCGCTGAAGGGACCGATGCCGCAGGCGGAATCCTCGTACCGGAAGAGTACGGGGCAACCCTCATTGACGGTCTTCGTCGTGAGTCCGCCGTCGCGTCTCTGGCGCGTGTTGAGCGGATCGGCTCAAATCAGCGTGTTTACTCGGTCTACTCTGGCCGCCCCGAAGTCGATTTTGTCGATGAAGCGGCAGAGAAGCCCGTTACCGGCGCGGAGTTTGGCTCCCTGACGATTAACGTCAAGAAGCTGGCCGCGATTGTTCTCTACACGCAGGAGCTTCTAGAGGACGCTCAGGACGACCCTCGTCGTCTCGTTACCCCCGACGTTGTTGGCGCTTTTGCTGACAAGCTCGACGCTCATATGCTCGGATACGCCAACGGTACGGCGATCACCGGCAACTTTGACGACGAGATCACCGATACGACTCAAAGCGCGGAGATCGGCACGACTGGCGATGCTTTTGCTAAGGCCGTCTCTGACGCGATGGAGGACGTAGAGGGTTCGGGCTACTCCCCGAACGCGGTTGTCGCCGCTTCGGACGTTCGCGCTCACCTGCGCGACGCCCGGAACACGGTTGAGACGACCGTCCCGGTTTACACCGCTGGGTTTAATCGCGAGCCGGACACCCTGTACGGCCTGCCGATTAATTACTCGTCTAACCTGGACGGGTTCCCGGCTGGCGCTGGCAAGGTTGCCGGTGTTGTTGGTGATTGGTCTCAGGCCGTGATCGCTATTCGTAGCGATATTACGGTCAAGACGAGCGATCAGGCGACCGTCAGCGTTGGCGGTACTCCGGTGAACCTCTGGCAGACCAATCAGCTTGCGGTCCTTTGGGAGATGAGGGTCGGTTTCGCCGTCCACGATCTCAACGGCGCGTTCAGCAAGATCACGAACGCTTCGTAGGCAGGTTCAGCGACGCCCTGGACGAGTCCCCTTGTTGGGACTCCGGGTTTGGCGGGGTTCGATTCCCCGCCGTCGCCTTCGCAGTTCTTCTTCGTCCCCGCTCTCCGTTGAGGTTGTC